AAATGAGCATATTGGTAGTAAGGGTCTAAAGTAGAACCTGAATAAGATCCACTGGTATATCCTGAACCTGTATATCTTAATCTTATAGTAAGACCTAAATCTGTTGACCATAAACTTTGAGAATAATATCCTGTGTTTGTAGGTAATCCTGTGGTTTTAAATCTAAATTCAACAGCTTGAGGATTATTACTTGGTGCATTCCAATCGGTATTTAATACCCAAGAAGAAGTAACATATGCTGATCCACTGGTATAGAAAGAGTAGTTGTATTCGTTTTGCCAACTATCATAGCTATTAGGATTTTTGTCTTTACCCCCAAATTCATTAATTCTTAAAATAGTATCAGTAATACCAAAAGTAGTAATTAAATCTCTTACACCTGCTACAGAACCTTTTTTCTTTAATAATAAAGGTAAATTATGGTAAATACGTTTGTATTGTTCTAAATTAATATCGTTAGTAGGAGCTAATGAAGATGTAGAAGAAGCAGTTACATATGTTGTTATATAATCAAGAAAAGTACCCGATGGTACAGGGTATTGAGTTGTTGTATAAGGTAAATTATATAAACTACCAGACGGTGTTATGCCAATTAAAGCTTGATATACATCATTAGAAGAAAAATTATTTTGATATAGAGTAACACCCATATCTTTTAAAATATCAGCAACTAAATCTTTTGAGACACCATAAGTTAATCTATTATCAGCATTGTATTTGTCTGTAATGCCTTGTAGATATACAAATACATTATCAAACATTTGTCCTATCATTTCAACAAATAATTCAAATTGTAAATTATCTGTATCTTCTAGAATATAAGAAGGAATAGCTAAAACTAAGGCATTGTTATTTTCTAAATCATATTCTTCAGCAGTTATTGATTGAGTAATAAACCAATTTTGTCCTTCTGTTGATGTTGTTGAGTAATTTGTATAAGGGGGTGTAGAATTAGTTTTAGGCCAAGCTGTTGAACCTGATGAATAATATAAATAATATTCGTAAGAATCAAAGGTTGTAATAATTTCATTTATTTTAGCTTGCCATATTATATTACTTGAAGAAACATAATATGAACTACTAGAAGAACCAGAAGATAAACTAGCACTATAGGTATATTCTTCTAATAAAGATAGTTTATAATAAAAATTTTCTAGTCTAGTTTGAGCAGAAGAAAAATGAATAAAATTAGCATAATCAGAATAATCCACATTGATTGTTATTCCTGTTTGTGCTAATATATTATTTAATTGATAATTTAAACTTCCTGTACCTTGTGATAATGAAGGACTTGTTGAAGATAATGTTTGATAATTTGAATAGTCTGTAGAATTATTTATCTGATTTTGAATTGCTAAATTAAAATTAGGTCCTTTTAAATAAACATTACTATCTTCTGGATTAAAGATTTCAGTAATATTAATATTATAAGCAATAGAATCAGCAATTTTTTCAACAACCCAACACTGACTTTTTAAATTAAATTGTTCTGGTAGGGGTTCATATAATTTTATTAGTACTGTTGGATCATTTGGATCTGAGGTATCTAATAAAATATTATTAGCTATAATTAATTGATTACTTCCAAAATTTAAGTAAAAATCTATATAATCAAAAGATGAAGATTGTATAGTGTTTATAAATTCATTAGTAGATAATATAACTTCTTCGTTAGGAATAGAAGTTGTATTTAATCTAATTTCTGTTCTGTCACTACTTATTTCATCTATATAATAAGTTGAAAATGGATTTGAACTTAATCTTCTCTTTAAAAAATTATATAAAGTATTATAAGAACCTTGTTGAAAACCTGTAGATCTTAAATCTTCAATAGGATCAATAGATACTTGATTATCAATTAATTTATATCTAGGAAAACCTTCTGTATTTTCAAAAAATATATTGTTATTTAAACTAAAAACATAATATTCAATGTAATCAACCTCAGGATTAAAACTTACATCTACATCATTAGAGGTTATCAAGCTAGTATCATCTAATGAATATTCTTGATATTCAAAAGTAGTAGGAGATAGTGATTGAGTTGTTATTAAAAATTCTGCCATCTATTATAAACTGCCTGTTATTAATTGTTGTTGTAAATTTAAATTTTCTTCTCTTAATTGTGTTATTTCATCAATTAATGCCTGAATTGTGTCTCCGTCAATACTATTAGAATTACCAATATATTCTTGACTTGTTTTTATAAGATACTCATGAGAATTTATTTCTCCAAATTTAGGTATCTGAAAGAATATTTGTTGATAATTTTGAAAGAATTCAGCTACTGAAATAGTTGGGGCTACTATTGATGCTGTAGGAGGAGGTTCTACCAATTGAGTAAAAGAAGTATCAATTACTCTTTGGTATTGATTTTTATTATAAGTAGTATTTGTTAATGTTAATATTTCCATTATCCATTTATTACTTTAAAATAATATTGATTATCAAATACTTGAGTTGTTCCTGCGATATTAGATTTAATTAAAATAGCATAATATCTTTCAGGTTCTAAACCATTCATATAAACATCAAAATAGCTACTTTCACTATCAGCACTTATTTGAGTAAATAAATTATCAAATTCAACCACAAATTCGTTTGTTTCTAAATCTTTAATAGCATAATAAGATGCTGTAGGTAGATAATAATTATTTAAATAAACAGAACCTGTTGTCCATAATTGAATAGGAAATTCAGGTCTAGCATTTAATCTAAATCTATTTACACTTTGACTAAAAAATACTCCTGGGTTTTGTGCTAAATTTATTGTAGCTGGGAGAGTGTTTAGGATGGTTTGGGTTGATGAACCTGTATTAAATGAATAATCTCTCCAACTAAATTGTAAAGCAGGAGGATATATTGTGTTAGTATCTCTTGAAAAATATTTTAATTCCGGTTGGATATCTTTATTATAAATAAATTCAGTTTCTTGTTTAACAATAAAACCATCAGCAGAAATAGCCCCAGTATATCTAGCTCTTATAGCATTTGTTACATTGAAATTAAGATCTTTATTTTCATAAAAACCAAAAGTTACAGATGCACTAATTGGATATGTATTTGAATTAAAATAAGAAACATTAGAACCTGTCCACCAAACTCCACCACCTGCATAAGCATTAGTTGCTTGAGAAGTACCTGAACCTGTGTAAGAACCTGTTCTATTTGGTAAGGCACTATATACTGTAGGCCATAAATTACTTCCAGAATAGTCTTGCCAGTACCAACTGGTTCCATTAGTTGAAATAGGATCATCTAAATATCTACCGGTACCCATACCCCATTCACCATAAACAGGGTAACATTCAACTGTTGTATCTTTATTTAATCCTGTAACTGTAGCTACATAACATTGTAAATTAGCTTTCCATAAATTATTATTTAATAATTGAGATGAACCTGTAATTCCTATTTTATTTTGTAAAATATCATCTATTTCTTCTTCGGAAAATTGAATTAAAAATCTACTAGCTTGAGGGTTAGGATCAGAATAAGCAAATGTTGTAAGAGTAGCTTCTATTATCTCATCTAATCCCGTGTTCATTTGAGGGAATAGAGAATATAAGGTTGCGTCTTGTGTTGGGAATATTTTATATACTGCCATTTTATTTAAATTATAAAGGTACTACTCTTCCTTGAATGTCTATATCAGGGTATTTTACTTCAAATATAGAAGGATCTAATGAAGGATAAATTACATTACCTTGAGTTGCTCCTTTTATATCATAAGCATAAGGTGAATACCCTAAATTTTCTCCAACTAAGTTATTTATTTCAATATTTTTTATGGTTTGAACTCCTTCTATTCTATCTAATAAAACATAAATATCTCTTAAAATAATAGGTTGGTTAATTTGCCATTTATCAATAGCAAAATAATCTTGTAATGCTAAAATACATTTAGATAATATTTCATTACTATTATAATTAGGTAAAATTATTACATCAAAATTAACCCCAATATTAATAATAAATCCATCTTTAATATTAACAGAATCATTTACCATTCTGTATTGAGATAAATAAGTAGTTATGTTTTGTTTTAAAGCAGGAGAAGCTACTGTTAATTGATTATTTACATTATATGATAAAACATATAAATCTAAAACTGATTGAGATTCACCAGCTGAAATTGATTGGGCTTTTGTAGGTTCAATAAAAGCTTTAGATACTACTCCATATTTAGCAGGCATTGATAATGCTCTAACTAAGTAATCATTTTGAGTTACGTTACGTAATTGAGTAGCAAAATTAGCTGATGAATTTTGACGAATTTCTTCTATTGAATCTCCATCACCACCACCATCGGCTGATAATGAATTATTAACAGCTAATGAATTATATATAGTATTTGCTGTTACATTATTTAAATTTTTATTTAAAAACTTGGCTGTTCCTTGAAATTGTGTTAAAGTATTAGCAGGAACATTAGAAGTAGCACCTCCTCCAGTTAAATATCTTACTGTTAAAGATGTGTTTGAAGGGGCAATACCATAAGTTTTTGTAAATAAGAAATTATCAGGAGCATAAGCAGTAGTTAATTTATCTTGTTCAAAAGGTAAACCAATTCCTACGTTGTTTGGATTTGGAATTATTTCTTCATCAGTATCATTAGCTGTTCCTGAACCAAATTGGATTTGTAAAGAACCTGAATTAAGGAATCTTGTGGTAAATCTTCTTTGTATTTTTTCTAGTTTTAATAAATAAGGAGTATCTCCTGAGTATTGTGATAGGTTAGGGTCATTAACATTAGTATTTTTTATTGAATTAAATACCATTTCTTGACCTAAATAATCTACTTCATACCATTCATCTTCAGTATTATTATCAATTATATCTAATACGCTTACTATTCTTTCGGCATTTAATTGAACTGTTGTAAAAGGAACAGGAGCAGAAAATGAAAATTGAGTTGTATTAATTGTTGATGAAATAGCTTTTCTTGTTTTCTTCAAAAGAAAATAAGTTGGATTAGGACCAGATATTTCATATACTGTTACTTCTGTAGGATCTCCTGAACTTGATACTGAGAAATCAATTGGGTCTTGTACTAAAAAAGGAATTTTATTAACAGTAGTTTGAGTTATTGTTGAATTGGGTTCAATATATAAAGCATAATCAAAATCAGGAACATATTCTGAACCTGATAATTTTGCTGGTACTTGTTGATAAAAATCTATATAAGTTGTAGCTACTTGAGTTACATTTGGTTTATATCCAAACATATAAGCTAATTCATATAAATTATTTGTTTGACGAGCATACTGTAGAAATGTTTCTTGGATTTGATTATCCATATAAAAGGATAACACATCACCTACATAAGCGGCCATTTCCATAAACATCATTCCAGGAGAAGATGGACTGAAGTCATTATAAGTTGTTGGAAAATAAGTTCTAGCGTAATCAATTAAGCTAGCTCTTAATTCAGTAAAATCTTTATTTATATATTGTATGTTTCTTCTAATTGCCATTATGTAAATGTTACTTGTATGTTGTCGTTAATTCCAGTATCTTGTATTGAGTAATATAAATTAATATCTACAGTATTATAATTTTCATCAGGAATTACATCTAATTTTTCAACAATTATATTTGGAAAAAAATTAGTTAATTGAGATTGAATATTTTCTTTTAAAGATGATAAATTATTTTGTGATATTTGTTCGAAAACAAATTTTCTTAAATTACCACCAAACAAAGGATTTAAATATCTTTCGGGTTGATTTGTTAAAAAGAAATTAATTAAATTATATTTAATAGATTCTTGAGTAGTATATGTTGTTCTAAAAACACCAGGAGCATTAAAAGGCAAAGCAACCCCAACACCAACACTTGGTCTAGTATCTAAAGGAAATATTTTCTTTGCTCCAAAGGCCATTACTTACCACCCATTAAAGCCATTATTTGATCTAATCCAACACTTCCTTCAGGTAAAGTACCATTAATAGGATCTACTGATTGTGGTTGAAAGTTACCTGCATATTGGGAAGTTGCTGCTCCACCATGTTGCATTTCTTCTAAAATCCCCCCAAACATTGCTTGTCTTTCAGCAGGGGTGAGTTTTTTAGGTTTTTCAATGTGTGGTTGTGCGTAAGTATCTCTTACAGATTCTGTCACAACTGTTTTAGGAGAACGAACTGCTTCCAATAGAATATCTTTTAATTCTTCTTGAATAGCTTCCTTTACTGCCTCTTTAATAATTTTTTTAAAATCTGATGG